AAACGACCAGGACGTAGGACGCGCCGTTGGCTTCTAAAAAGCCTACAAACTTCCCCAGCCCGAATGCAAGGAACGCCAAGATCACAAAAATGCAGGCCCCGGCAAGCGCGTGGCCTGCAAATGCCCAAACCGCTTTCCACGGCGAGTGACCGTTCCCGTTCTTATTGTCTGACATTAGATTGATTTTTGAGTTCTACGTTTTGGTCGCTTTGTGCCCTGAGATACAGACCCAGATGCTAGTCGGGTCGCCAGGCAGACCGCTTCACGATGCCGCCTACAAAATGCATTCGCTCGATCTGGTCCTGCGGAATCCGCAGCATGCCGTGGCGCTCGTTCACCGATGACAAGTGCACGATACCGTCGCGGATGTAGGCCAGTTCCTTCACCATAACCCGGCCGTCCAGCGATTTCACCAGGACCTCATCGCCGTTCTGGACCTGGGTGTTCGGCTCGACCACCACGAATTCGTTGTGCTTTACCCGCGGCCGCATTGACTCGCCATTGCACCGCAGCGCATACGCGTCGGGGTCCTTGGTTGGGAAGAAGACGTAGCCGTCGCCGTGCCCAACGGGGTACTCGACGTCCACGAAGTGTCCGTTGTCACCTAACTGCGCCATGCCTCTAACGGGGATCTTCCTGAATGCGTCGTCAGGAATTTGGAACGTATCAAACGGGAGGGAAGGCTCGTCGAGTTCAGGCTCGATGGCGCCGCTGAGCTTCGGATGGCCCTGGCCATTGATCAGCCACTTCGGGCTGTAGCCGTAGGCCTCTTGCAGCTTCACTGCATGGTGCAGGCCCAGCTTGGGGGAGTCGGGTTCGAGCAGAGACCGTACCACTGCCGGCTCAACGGCTAGAAGCTTTGCGAGGCCTGCGACGTCCAAGTGTTGTTCGGACATTACAGCCTGTAACCGGGCGGCCGGTGTCGTGCCCGCTTCGCTCCCTGGTTGCAAGCGAACAATGCCGCTGGCTTCCGCAGCGGGGAGATTTCGCTCGGCATCGAGTCGCGGACTAAAGGCCTTCAATTCGACGCCGAGGCCACGGGCGAAGCCGATCGCCGCCTCCATCGAAAGCGGTATCTGGCCGGCCAGGTATTGCGTGATCTTTGGTCCGATCTCGTACCTGCGGCCGAATTCGTCGACGCTGAGCCGGCCGCGGTGCTGCACAAACAGTGCGCTCAGGCGGCCCGCGTCCTCCTTCTGCCACGCCATCATGTTGCCGGCTCCAACCGCGGGCGCAGACGCGTCGTGACCTATCGGAAGTCCGCTGAGTTCTGCGATTGCCTCAAGCTGGCTGAAGCTGGCTTCGTGCCGGCCATTTTCCCAGGCCGAGATGTTCCCCTTCGTAAGGCCGAGTTTCTCCGCCAGCTGTTCCTGCGTGAGGCCAGCCTTCTTGCGGGCGAGACGGATCCAAGACTTCATTTCCATCGCGCGATAGTACAGAGAATCTAGACGCGAAAGGTCTATGTTTTCTTTACCTGAATGTCTAGATACTCTATACTTACTCGCAATTTCGGACTGATTTTCCATCATGAGCGATCACCCAGTTAAGCGTGCGGCCGATTTGGTAGGGGGCTATGCGGCCTTGGCCAAGCTTCTCGGCGTCACCAAAGGCGCGGTCCATCAATGGACTGACGAGGGGCGGCAGGTGCCGGCCGAACATTGTCCGGTGATCGAGCGCATCACCAATGGCTCGGTCACCTGCGAAGAGTTGAACGACAAGGTCGACTGGGCGTTTGTGAGGGCGTCGGGCGGTCATTAATAGCTGCGCGGCGTGTCCGCGCTTTATTGAACGGGCCCAGCGCGGCCCCACCGGGGGTATGACCATGCTGCGTCGTGCGCAGTCGCTTTTTGTTGTTCCGCGCCCGGGCCTGCGCCCGCGCCGATCTCGAGGCCGTGCCGCCCGGCATCAGGTAGTAGCACCCGTTTCCCATTTCATTCTGGCCGGCCGCCGTGGCGCCCGGCTTCGTTGTTTCGTTGGGGTCAATCCTATGGAATCGATCGAGCACATTGGAGCATCGCATGCCTAGCTTGGAATCGATGGTCTTGAACCGCGTTGCTCCGCTCACGCAGAAGAAGGTCGCCGAACGCATTGGCGTCGAAGCGACGAATTTCTCGCGCTTCCTGAACAACAGCGGGCACCGCCTGAGCTTCGCCGAGTTCTGCACGCTGTTCGAAGTGCTCGAGCTGGACGTTGTCGCCCCCGGCGACGACAGCATGGTTTGCCTGCCGCGCGACGAATACCAGGCGCTGCGCACGCTGGCGCGGAAGGGATTGGAGGTCGCGTAATGGACGAGGTGATCACCCTCAGCGTTGCCTTGTGGATGTTCCTGTTGGTGGTGGGCTCAGTGTTGTGGGGGTTGCTGAGATGAGTAAAAAGAACGACACCTGGATGCCGCTCTACATCGGCGACTACCTGGCCGACACGTCGCGGCTGACCACCGAGCAGCATGGCGCCTACCTGCTGATCCTGATGGACTACTGGCGCAACGGGCCGCCGCTGGACGACGATGAAGAACTGGCCACGATCGCCAAGCTTTCCGTGTCGCAGTGGCGCAAGCACGCGCCAAAGATCCGGGCGCTGTTCACCCCTGTCGACGGCCGCCTGGTGCAGAAGCGAGCCGAGCAGGAACGCGAGCGGGCCGGCCTGATCAGTAACAAACGCCGTGAGGCAGGGAAGCAAGGCGCTGCCAAGCGCTGGGGCAAAGAAGGTGGCAAACCGGATGACAAAGAGATGGCAAATGCTATGGCAAATGGCATAGCAAATGGGATGGCAGACCCATCGTCACAGCCATGGCAAAACGATAGACCGTCACAGTCACAGTCACATAACACCATACCTACTTCAAGCGGCGTAGGTACTTCACACGGTGTGGGCCCTGTGGATAACCCCGCGCCGCCGCCGCTTTCCGCTGACGCGGTGGGCGAACTGCTGGTGCAGCTCGAAGCCGAGAAGGGCAGGGCGTTGCGGCTGTCCTCGCGCGCGCACGAGGCGTTGCTCCGGATTGCAGATCGTTGCATCGGCGTGCCGGCGTTGCTCCGGGCTCATGCCCTCGCGTGCGCGCGAAGGGACGCCGACAGGGACACGTCGCCGGTGAACCCGGGGTTCCTCGAAATGTTCCTCGACGAGGCCATGGCCGAGCAGAAGGGGGACACGCCTCCCGCGACCGACTGGGATGCCACGGCGGAAGGCGTTCAGGCCAAGGCGGAAGAGCTGGGCGTCCAGCGAGACTCCGACGAGCACGCGATCTGGTTCCGGCTGCGCGTTATCGCCGCGTCGGGCGACCAGCGGCTCATGGAGCGCGAGGTCAGCAAGGCCGAGCGGATGAACCCCGCCGAGTTCGAGCGCGTGTACCGGCTCATGTACGGCGTGGCGCCCGGGCAGGTGGTGGCATGACGACGAATTCGCTCTTCGACGAATCGCGGCCGCTGCGCCGGGTGGTCTTCGCCATCCCCGGCCAGCCGGTGGCCAAGGGCCGGCCCAAGTTCGCGCGGCAGGGCAGCTTCGTCCGGACCTACACGCCCGAGAAGACCGCCACCTACGAGAACCTGGTGAAGCTCTTCGCCACGCAGGCCATGTCGGGCCGGCCGCCGATCGAGGGGCCGGTCGAACTCTGGCTGGACATCAACCTGCAGATCCCGACCAGCTGGTCCAAGAAGCGCCAGCGCGACGCCGCAGCGGGTCTCGTGGCAGCCACCAAGAAGCCGGACGCCGACAACGTGCTCAAGGCCGTGAAGGACGGCATGAACGGCATCGTCTGGCTGGACGACGCCCAGGCAGTGGAATACCGCATCAGCAAGCGCTACAGCACGTCCCCATGCGTGCAGGTCAGCGTAGAACAGTTGCCGCTACAGGCGGCGTGAAGGAATGAATGTGACCGGGGAAAACACGATGGAAGAACGCCTTTTCGACAGCTCGCACGCGGCGCTGGTGTTCGCGTTCAACTACTCGGGCCAGCAGTACCAGGCATCGGCCATGAACAAGGCCATGACGCCTGCCATCGGCTCGGGGAAGGGGTTGGTTGGCGTCGACGGTGCCGCGCAGGCCGGCATGGTCCGTCTTGAGCTCAGCATGCTGCCCGAGCTGCACCAGGCGGTGCTGACCGCTCGCTGTGCGCCGCGCGACGTCATCTGCGACTGCGGCCGGCCATGCTGCGCGGCCCGGCGCCCGAACCCGGAATGGGAAGCTGCCATCGTCTGGCTGACCGAGCGCGCGATGCAGCAGCTGTCTGGCTCGTTCTCGCACTACCGGGTGCGGCGGTCCATCCTGGAGAAGATCTTCGGCGTCCGTGTGGACCTGCAGCAGATCGCCGAGGACTGCGGCGCGCACCGCAACACGGTCAGCGCGCAGAACGCCAAGCTGAAGGTCTGGATCGAGGGCGAGAGGAAGCGGGGATTGATGGCTGCGCCCGGCCTTGAGGCGGTGGCCTGGACCGCCATCGACATCCGCCTGAAGGCCGCCGAAATGGTGAAAATCGAAGAGGTCGCTTGACATTGTGCAAATCATGCACAAAAATCGCGTCAATTCGATACACCTCCGAATTACGCCCAGAGCCCGCGCAAGCGGGCTTTTTGCATTTTCCCGTATCAATGCTCTGCCGATCCGCGTATAGTCCGCCCCGCGGGGTGGAGCAGTTGGCAGCTCGTCGGGCTCATAACCCGAAGGTCGCAGGTTCAAGTCCTGCTCCCGCAACCAGATTCCAAAGCCCGCCGGCTCGCCGCGCGGGCTTTTTTCTTTTGCGCTGGCCCACAGTCGCCTGTTGGTCCGCCGCGCACCCGTTGTCTCCTCCGCCCTCCCAGGTGGTTTGCCCGGCAACCCGTTCCGGGCGCTTTTATTCCCCGTCCGTGCATTTTTACCGCGTATGAAAAAGCCCGATCAGCTCACAATCCGCTACCGCGCGGCTGACGAGCTGGTCCGCTATGAGCGCAATGCACGTACACATAGCGCTGGCCAGGTCGAGCAGATCAAGGCGTCGCTGCGCAGATTCGGCTGGACCAATCCGGCGCTGATCGCCGGCGACGAGCTGCTGGCAGGCCATGGCCGGCTGGAAGCGGCCACGCAGATGTGGGCGGCCGGCGAGACCATCGCCAACTGCCCGGTGCCGGGCCACGTGCCCACGGTCGACCTGTCGCACCTGTCGGCGGACGAGCGCCGAGCGTACATTTTGGCCGACAACAAGCTTGCCGAGAATGCCGGCTGGGATGTCGACCTGCTGGCCGCCGAGCTGGTGGACCTGCGTGACGCCGAGTTCGACCTGACGGTGATCGGCTTCACGCCGGACGAGCTGGGCGAGCTGCTGGACCCACCGGGACCGGCGCCTGGCGCGCAGCGCCGGTCCCTGGCCGAGCAGTTCATGGTGCCGCCCTTCAGCACGCTCAACGCACGCGACGCGGCGTGGCAGGAACGCAAGGCCGCATGGCTGGGCCTGGGCATCCAGTCCGAGCTGGGCCGCGACGCGCCGGCCTATGCGTCGGCGTCTGACCACCAGAAGGCCGAGCAGGGCGCCGCGCCGCAGCACCGCACCAGCATCTTCGACCCGGTGCTGTGCGAGTTGGCCTATCGGTGGTTCTGCCCGCCGGGCGGCCTGGTGCTTGACCCGTTCGCCGGCGGCAGCGTGCGCGGCGTTGTCGCGGCGCGCCTCGGGCGCCCGTATGTGGGCATGGAGCTGCGCGCTGAGCAGGTCGAGGCCAATCGTGGCCAGCTGCACCTGGTACAGACCGAAGAACCCGCGCCAGCCTGGCACGTGGGCGACAGCCGGCAGATCGCGCGGCGGCTGCCCGATGTCGAGGCCGACTTCCTGTTCTCGTGCCCGCCGTATGCGGACTTGGAACGGTATTCGGACGATCCAGCGGACCTGTCCACGATGGACTATCCGGCCTTCATGGAGGCCTACCGCGAGGTGATCGTCGGCGCCGTCAGCCTGCTGAAGCGTGACCGATTCGCCTGCTTCGTGGTCGGCGACGTGCGCGAGAAGCGCGGCACCGGCCCGTACCGGAACTTCGTGTCGGACACCATCGACGCGTTCATCGATGCCGGCATGCGGTTGTATAACGAAGCCATCCTGCTGACCGCGCTGGGCAGTGCCCCAATCCGAGCGGGCAAGCAGTTCGCGGCCAGCCGGAAGCTGGGCAAGGTGCACCAGAACGTACTGGTGTTCGTGAAGGGCGATTGGAAGCGCGCCGTGGCGGCGTCCGGTGACGTGGTGCTGGCGGACGATCTGTTCCCCGAACCTGACGAGTGATACCCATGGCGGGACGCAAACCATTCGAGCCTACCGAGGAAGACCGCAGGCTGGTCAGCTCGCTGGCCGGGTTCGGTGCACCGCACGAGTACATCGCCAGCTGCATCGTGAACCCCCAGACGGGCAAGCCGATGACACCCAAGACGCTGCGGGTCCATTTCCGCGCCGAGCTGGATACGGCGAAGGACAAGACGAACGCTCTGGTGGCGCAGGCCTTGTTCAAGCAGGCCACCGGCACGGGCAAGGGCGCAGTCACTGCGGCCATCTTCTGGATGAAGACGCAGGCCGGCTGGAAGGACACGCCGAAGCGCATCGAGCTGACAGGGGAAGACGGCGGGCCGGTCGAGCAACGAACCACCGTCGTCGATGAAAAACAGGTCGCAGCCGCTGTCGCGAAACTCGAAGACGAGTATTGACCCGTCCGTCGAGCGCGCAGTCCTGAAGGCGAAGTGCGAGCGCGATCACCTGTTTTTCAGCCGGTACTTCTTCAAACACCGGCAGGGCATCAAGTTCCGCGTCAACTGGCACCACGTGCTGATCGCGGACACGGTGCAGCGTGTCATCGATGGCGAGCTGAAGAACGTCGTCATCAACGTCCCGCCGGGCTCGTCGAAAACCGAGCTGGTGGCGATCAACCTGATCGCCCGGGGGCTGGCAGTGAACCCGCGCGCGCGGTTCCTGCACATCTCGTATTCGGATGATCTGGCGCTGCTGAACAGCGAGACGGCGCGCGAGATTGTCCAGTCGGACGAGTTCCAGGCGCTGTGGCCGCTGTCGATCGCGCCAGACGCGAAGTCGAAGAAGCGCTGGAACGTCATCGCCGACGGCAAGAAGGCCGGTGGTGTGTACGCGGTGTCGCTGGGCGGCCAGATCACCGGCTTCCGCGCCGGGCACATGACCGATGGGTGGCAGGGCGCCATCATCATCGACGACCCGCTGAAGGTCGAGGACGCGTACAGCAAGCCGAATCGCGACAAGGCGAACCGCAAGCTGCTGTCCACGGTGAAGAGCCGGAAGGCCAACCCGGACACGCCGATCATCGTGATCATGCAGCGGCTGGCCGAGGAAGACCCGACAGGCTTCATCAAGGCCGGCAAGGTGCCGGGCGACTGGGAATTCATCGAGATCCCGGCGCTGATCACCGACGAATATGTCGAGGCGCTGCCCGAGCGTGTGCGCGCGCTGGTCGAGCTGGATGAGAAGGACGAGGACGGCCGGTTCAGCTACTGGCCCTACAAGGAACCGCTCGACGACCTGCTGGCCAGCGAGAAGGCTGACCGGTATGTATTCAGCGGGCAGTACATGCAGCGCCCCAGCCCGCTGGGCGGCGGCATCATCCGCAGCGCCAACTTCGGCCGGTACACGGTGGCGCCCGAACTGCACAAGCGCGTCATCTATGCCGACACGGCACAGAAGACCGCCGAGCGGAACGATTACAGCGTCCTGCAGTGCTGGGGGCATGGGAAGAACGGTCGGATCTACCTGCTCGACCAGATCCGGGGGAAGTGGCCGGCGCCCGAGCTGCGGCAGAAGGCCATCGACTTCTGGAACAAGCACCTGCCGTACGACTTCCACTTCGGCGCGGCACTCGTAAAGATGCGTGTCGAGGACAAGGCCAGCGGCACCGGGCTGATCCAGGACATCCAGGCGTCGGGGACCATCCCCGTCGAGGGGATCGAGCGGCACCGCGACAAGCTGGTGCGCGTCATGGACGTGGTCAGCTACATCGACGCCGGTCTGGTGATGATTCCCGAGGCGGCCGAGTGGGTGAGCGATTTCACGCAGGAATGCGACGCCTTCACGCCTGACGACACGCACGCACACGATGACCAGATCGATCCGATGGTGGACGCGATCAATGACATGCTGGCCGGCGGCCGGTCGCTGGACATCTGGACCAAACTCGGACAGCAATGAACCGTAACCAACGCAAAGCGCAGATCCGTGCGCACCGGGCCGAGGTGGCTGCGTCCGCGAGTGCCAAGCGCTGGATGACCGGTGACAGCTTCCAGAACTTCGAGGCACGTCTGGGCCTGGGCACCAACAACCAGGCGTCGCAGTTCAGCTACGGCTTCGATTTCATTTCGCGCAACCGCGTGCAGTTGGAGGCCATGTACCGGTCGAGCTGGATCGTTGGCCAGGCCGTCGACGTGGTTGCCGACGACATGACGCGCGCGGGCACCGAGATCGATGCCGAGCTGGACCCGTCCGACCAGAACAAGCTGAATGCCGCTTTCGAGCGGATGGGCCTCTGGGACCGCCTGAACGACACGATCAAGTGGGCGCGCCTCTATGGCGGCGCGCTGGCGGTGATGCTGATCGATGGGCAGAACCCGCGCACGCCATTGCGGCTGGACAGCATCGGCAAAGACCAGTTCAAGGGCCTGTACGTGCTGGACCGCTGGCTGGTGCAGCCGTCGCTCGAGGACCTGGTCACCGAGATGGGTCCGGACATGGGCCAGCCGCGCTACTACGATGTGGTGGCAGACAGCATGGCGCTGAAGCGCCAGCGGATCCACTACAGCCGGGTGCTGCGCATCGACGGCGTGGACCTGCCGTACTGGCAAAAAATCGCCGAGAACCTTTGGGGGCAGTCGGTCATCGAGCGGTTGATTGACCGGCTTGTGGCGTTCGATAGCACCACCATCGGCGCCGCCCAGCTGGTCTACAAAGCCCATCTCCGCACGTACAAGGTCGACAAGCTGCGCGAGATCATCGCCATGGGCGGCCCGGCGATGGAAGCGCTGGTGAAGAACGTCGACTTCATCCGCCGGTACCAGTCGAATGAGGGGCTGACCCTGATCGACGCGGCAGACGAGCTGCAGACGGATACCTACCAGTTCTCTGGGCTGGACAGCGTCCTGATGCAGTTCGGCCAGCAGTTGTCTGGCGCCCTGGGCATCCCGCTGGTGCGCCTGTTCGGCCAGTCGCCGGCCGGGCTGAACAGCACCGGCGAATCGGACCTGAGGACCTACTACGACAACACGAAGCAGCAGCAGGAACGGAAGCTGCGCGCGCCCGTCACGCGGCTGTATGACGTGGTGATCCGGTCGGAACTGGGCAAGCCGCCGCCGGAAGGCTTCGCTTACGGATTCACGTCGCTGTGGCAGCTGTCCGACACCGAGAAGGCGCAGAACGCCAAGACGGTGACCGAGGCGGTGACACAGGCCTACGACGCCGACTTGGTCGACAAGCCGACGGCCATGAAGGAACTGCGCCAGTCGAGCCACAGTACCGGGGTGTTTACCAGCATCACGGACGATGCGATAGAGGACGCGGAGAATGAGCCGCCCCCGGTGCCGGAAATGGAACTCCCTGATGTTGATGACCCGAACAACGGACCGGAAGCGCCGCCGCAATCCGGTAAGAACAAGCGGACCGGAAAGGGTGTATCGGACGCAGCTCCGACAGGTCGCGCAGCAGGTGGGCGTGTTGGTCAATGGCTTTCCGCCTGGCGATCCCGGCGTCCTGCCGACGATTGAGCAGCTGCTGCAGCGGTACGCCGAGGCGCTGACGCCGTGGGCTGAGCGCGCCGCGGCCGAGATGCTGACCGAAGTGAACCGGCGGGACGAAAAGGCCTGGATGCAGTACTCGGCCGAGCTGTCCCGCGCGCTGCGGCAGGAGATCCGCACGGCGCCGACCGGCGCCACTATGCAGGCCCTGATGGGCGAGCAGGTGACGCTGATCAAATCCATCCCGCTGAATGCGGCCAAGCGCGTGCACAAGCTGACGATCGAGGGCATCGAGGACAGCACCAGGGCGTCGGAGATCTCGAAAGCGATCCAGGCATCGGGCGACGTGGCCAAGAGCCGTGCCGACCTGATCGCCCGGACCGAGGTCGCGCGCACCGCATCGACGCTGACAGAGGCGCGGGCGCTGCATGTCGGCTCGCCGGGGTACGTCTGGCGGACGTCCGGCGACGGTGACGTGCGCGACTCGCATCGCGAAATGGAAGGCAAGTTCGTCGCCTGGGATGACCCGCCCACGCTGGACGGGATGAAAGGCCACGCCGGCCAGTTCCCGAACTGCCGCTGCTACCCGGAACCTGTGATTCCCTAGGATTGATATGCGCTTCTACACCGTACAGAAGCTGGGCCCGAAGCGCTCGCTGACGCCCGAGGGCTTCCTGCTGTGCGAGGAAGTGCCCGTCGCGCGCACCGGCGAGATGCTGTACGGCCCGGGCGAGGTGCCGGTGGAGCCAGGCCCCGATGGCCTGATCCGTATCAGCCGGACGCCCGAAGAGGTGTTTCGCGATGCGACGCTGGCCAGCTGCGTTGGCAAGCCGGTGACGCTCGATCATCCCGACGACTTCGTCACGCCTGCCAACTTCTCGGCGCTGGGCAAGGGGGCGATGCTGAACCTGCGCCGCGGCACCGGCATTGCAGATGACCTGCTGATCGCCGACCTGCTGGTGACTGACCAAGCCGCAATCGATGCGATCCAGAAAGACAGAATTGAAGAGGTCAGCCTCGGCTATGAGGCGGACTACGAACAGGTATCACCCGGCCGCGGGGTACAGCGGAACATCGTTGTCAACCACGTAGCCCTCGTCGAGCGCGGCCGGTGTGGCCCGCGCTGCGCGATCGGCGATAAGGAACCCGAAGACATGAAGACTTTTGACAGCAAGCCCAAGGGCAAGCGCACCGTATGGGATCGCATCATGACGGCCTTCAAGGCCGGCGACGAAGCGGCCATGGCGGAGGCCCTGGAAGAGGCGAAGGCCAACGACGAGGAGTCCGAGGAAGAGCGCGAGGCGCGAGAGGCCAAGGAGAAGGAAGGCAAGACGGGCGACGCCACGTCCCAGCTGCTGACCAAGATCCTGAAGCGAATGGACGCTCAGGACTCCGCCATCGCCGCCTTGGGCACGCGCAAGGCCAGGGACTCGGACAAGGAAAAGACCGACGACGAGGACGAGGACGACCCGGACAAGAAGAGGACCGGAGACGACGGCGACCTGACCGACCCGAACACCGCTGGCACGCTCAGCCAGGCCGACGTCGTCCTGTACACCGGCGACTCGGCGGCCAGCATCCCCTCGCGCGCCGAGATATTGGCCCCCGGTATCAAGCTGCCGACCTTCGACGCCAAGATCACCACCAAGGACCGCGCCGCGTCGCTCTGCAAGTGCCAGCGCAAGGCGCTCGACGTCGCGTACCAGACGGATGTCGGCAAGGCCGCTATCGCGCCGTTCCTGGGCGGCCTGACCGCTGACTTCGAGAAGCTGCCCGCCGCGCTGATCAATGCCGCATTCATGGGCGCCAGCGAGCTGATCAAGGCGCAGAACAACGGGCGCACGCACGACGGCGTCGCGAAGACCAAGGATTTCGGCAAGCCCCGCACGGCCGCCGACATCAACGCAGCCAACCGCAAGTACTGGGCCGACCGGTCCGCCAACTAAGGGAGTGCCACATGGGCAACGCAATCCTGTATCGCATGGCCTCGGGCATCCCCGGGGATATCTCGCGCCAGTCGCAGGCGACCGTCGAGTCGCAGATCCTGAACTCGGCGCTGCCGTTCCCCGGCTACGGGCTGTTCGGCAAGATCGCAGCGGGCAAGTTCGTGCCGATCGCTGGCGGTGACGCCGCCACGGCTGTGTATGGCCTGCTGGTTCGTCCGTACCCGACCACCGGCGGCGCCGGCTCGGAGCCGCTCGGCACGGCCACGCCTCCGACCACCGGCGTCGCGGACGTCATGCGCCGGGGCTACATGACCATCAAGAACAACGCCGGCACGCCGGCCATTGGTGGCCAGGTGTATGTGCGGGTTGCCGCAGCTGCCGCTGGCAAGCCGATCGGCGGCATCGAGGCGGCTGCGGACAGCACCAACACCATCGCGGTTGTTGGCGCCACGTTTATGAACGCCGGCGATGCCAACGGCAACGTCGAGATCGCCTACAACATCTAAGGGGTTTCCCAGAATGAGCAAAATCATCCTCCCGCGCATGGCCGCGGCGGCTGCCATCGCCATGGTCAACGCCCCGGCGATCATCCGCGCCCGCACGCGCGACAGCATGCTGACCTTCGACAGCCGCACGATCGACAGCACTGGCGCCTTCCTGATCGGCGAGCTGGAACGCCTGGACCAGACGCTGCACGGCCCGCTGGCCTCGGTGACCTGGTCCCGCGATATCGACCTGCGCGAGGACGTGTCCATCGCCGACGAGACGTCGTCGTTCACGAACTCCAGCTTCGCCGCTGCGGGCGGCGCTTCCCCGAACGGCAAGTCGTGGATCGGTAAGGACGCTTCGGCCATCGCCGGCATTGCGCTGGACATCGGCAAGACGGCCAGCCCGCTGACGCTGTGGGGCATGCAGATCGGCTGGACCATCCCCGAACTGGAATCCGCTCAGAAGCTGGGGCGCCCGGTGGACCAGCAAAAGTTCACCGGCATGCAGCTCAAGCACAACATGGACGTCGACGAGCAGGTGTACATCGGCGATACCGTGCTGGGAGTCACCGGCCTGGTGAATGCGGCGACGGTCACCAACGTGTCGAACGCCGCCACCGGAATTTGGACGACGGCTACGCCGGACCAGATCGTCGCGGACGTCAATGAGCTTCTGACGAGCGTGTGGGCGGCCTCCGCCTATGCGGTATGCCCGTCCGAGCTGCGCCTGCCGCCGGCCAAATTCGGTCTGCTGGTCAGCCGCAAGGTCAGTGATGCGGGCAACATCAGCATCCTCGAGTACGTGAAGCAGAACACGATCTCGAACTCCATCAACGGCCGGCCGCTGAACATCCAACCGCTGAAGTGGCTGTTCCAGCGCGGGGTCGCGAACGCGGACCGCATGATGGCGTACACCAAGGAGCAGGACAAGGTCCGGTTCCCGCTGGTGCCGCTTCAGCGCACGCCGCTGGAATACCGCGATATCCGTCAGCTCACCACCTACTTCGGCCGGCTGGGCGTGGTCGAGGTGGTGTACCCCGAGCTGATCGGCTACCGCGATGGCATCTGAGGAGCGCGACATGCCGAAGATCTACGTTCGCAAGGCCTTCGTGCTCCAGCACGAGGGCGAGAAGCACGAGTTCGCCGTGGGCAACCACAGCGTGCCGCCGGCGGTGGCCGAGCACTGGTTCGTGAAGGCGCATATCGGCGAGGAGCCGGCGGCGGGTGGGGAGGCCGGTGACCTGGCCGAGCAGCGGGCAGCCCTAGATTCCGCAGGGCAGTTCCTGGAAGGGAAGGCCAAGGAATTGAAGGAACGGCAGGACGCTCTGGACATGCGCGCCGGCACGGTCGCCGACCGCGAGAAGGCAGCCGACCAGCGCGAAGCCGACTTGAACGCCCGCGCCGAAGCGCTGGACACCCGCGAGGTGGCTATCGCCGAGCGCGAGAAGGCGGCGGACGCCGCGGCCAAGCAGACCGGCAAGAAGTAAGGGGGTATGATGCCTCGCGAGGGGCATCAGCCAACCACCTATGACACCAGAACAGTTCAGAGCCGACTTTCCGGAGTTTGCCGACGCGACGAAGTACTCGGACGCGTCCATCGACTTTCAGCTGATCATCGCGACGTCACTGGTGAACCCCTGCCGATGGGGCGTGCTGACCGATCAGGGCATTGAGCTTTGCGCGGCGCACTTCCTCGTACTCGCTCGACGGGACGAGGCGACAGCTGAAGTCGGTGGCATCCCGGGCCAGGTCACCGGCCCGCAATCTTCCAAGGCAGTCGACAAGGTCAGCGCCAGCTACGACACCGGCGCAGCGACCATTGACGACGCCGGTATGTGGAACCTGACGACCTACGGTGTCCGGTTTCTCACTCTCGCCAGAATGATGGGCGCAGGCGGCATGCAGTTGTAGCCGCGCCAGCCCATCGGGGATATCCCATGGGCTTCATGAAGGTGGACAGGCTGAAGCAGGTGCTTCAGTCCATCAACGGCTTGGTCGACCAGCAAGTCCTTGTCGGCGTGCCTGACAGCACCGCCGGGCGCAAGGACGATGGCGCACCGCTCAGCAATGCCGAAATCGGATACATCCAGGAGAACGGCGCGCCGGAGATCAATCTTCCGGCGCGTCCACACCTGGTGCCGGGCGTCGCCGCTGCGCAGCCGAAGACGTTGCCTCAGCTGCAGAAGGGCGTTGAAGCGGCGCTGGATGGCGACATTGACGGCGCAAAGCGGCGGTTGAGCATGGCCGGCCTGGCTGCGCAGTCCTCGGTTCGAGCGCTGATCAGCAGCGGCATCGGCCCGGCGCTGAGCGAGGCAACGCTGCGCAACCGCGCGCGGCGAGGCCGGAAGGGGGCGAAGGAAGAACTGGCGTCCCGCGCCGCCGGTCAGCAGCCCAGCACTGAGCTGGCCAAGCCGCTGATCGACACCGCCCAGTACCGCAACTCGATCACCTACGTGCTACGCAAAAGGAAGTGACCCATGGCACTACTCGACGTCGTCGACGTGCTGCTCGATCCGGATTTCATGGACACAGGGCTGGTGTGCAACCGGATGGTGCAGACGGTCGATGGGCACGGCCGCGCGCAGAACACGGCCACGGCGTCGCCGTTTGCCGCGGTGGTCACCAGCGACAAGGGCGACATCCTGCAGCGCGGCTCGGACGGCAGCCTGATCACCGGATCCATCACGCTGCATACGCCGCTTCGCCTGAAGGACGGCAGCCCAGGGCAGGGCGCCGACGAGGTGGTCTGGCAGGGCCGAACCTATACCGTGGTCAGCGTCAACGACTATAGCCATTTCGGGCGCGGCTTCGTTGCCGCCACCTGCGATCTGAAACCGCTCTCGGGGTAATCCATGGCAAATACCAGCGCCACCGGCGGCTACCTTGCGCCGACGGCGCCGGTTCCGCCAGACGACGATGATCTCGACAACCTGTTGCAGGAACTGGTCGCAGGGGTGACCGGCTTGCCCGGGGAGATGGTGCGGCCGCGCTGGCAGCCGACCGTCCCGACGCAGCCTGAGCCGACCGAGAACTGGTGCGCGATGGGCGTCAGCGTGCAGACGAACGACTCAGGCCCCGCCATTCAGCATGACCCTGCCGGCGACGGCAGCGACACCTACACCCGGCATCAGCAGATCGACCTGATGTGCTCCTTCTACGGGCCGAGCGCCAAGGGGTACGCCCAGCGCCTGGCCGACAGCATGTCCATTCCGCAGAACAGCGAGCAGCTGGCGCTGAACGGGATGAAGTTCGTCCGCGCCAGCGACATCCAGCCAGTGCCGGCCCTCATCAACCAGCAGTGGAACCGGCGCTATGACCTGACGCTGGTGCTGCGCCGCAAGCTCACCCGGACCTATCCGGTCCTCAACCTGTTGTCCGCCGAAGTGCAGAGCACCACCAACTCGGTGCCGCCGGTGGCCGCGACGACCAACATTCACCAGTAGAGGAATGACTATGTCCAACGGACTGCCGGTATCGCGGCTGATCAACGTCTCCATCAACATGTCGCCGCTGGCGGCCCAGGGCGCCAACCTCAACAATGAGGTGATCCTGGGCGCCTCGCCGGTGATCGACACCAACGAACGCATGCGCTCGTACGGAACCATCGACGCCGTGGGCAGCGACTTCGGCAACACCGCGCCGGAATACCTGGCCGCGCTGCTGTACTTCCAACAGACGCCCCAGCCGTCGCAGCTCAACATCGGCCGGTGGGCGAAGACCGCCACGGCGGGCTCGCTGCGAGGCGCGGCGCTGTCCGCCGCCCAGAAGGACATCACCGTGTGGAAAGCCGTCACGGCCGGTTCGTTCAAGCTGACCGTCGACGCCACCGTGAAGACGGTCTCGGCGCTAGACTTCTCGAGCGTGACCAACCTGAACGGTGTGGCCACGATCATCCAGACGGCGCTGGCCGGCGCCGGATTTGTGTGGAACGGCACCCAGTTCGTGGCCACCTCGCCGACCACGGGGACCGCCTCGAAGATCAGCTACGCCACGCCGAGTGGCTCTGGCACCGATATCTCGGCCATGCTGGGCATGACCAGTGGCCTGGCCTTGGTTCCGGTCGACGGTATCGTGGCCGAGGCCCCAGACGCGTGCGTCAACATCTTCCTGGACCGCTTCGCGAACAAGTTCCTCGGTATCCAGTTCGCCGACACGTCGCTGACGAACGACCAGCACGTCGCAGTGGCCGACCTGATCGAGGCGGATCAGCGCCACATCTACGGCGCCACCACGCAGGAGCCACAGGCGCTGGACGGTACCGTGACGACGGACCTGCTGTCCCGGTTCAAGGCCAAGGGTTACAAGTACTCGTTCGCGCAGTACTCGAGCAACAGCCCGTACGCCGCAGCGTCGCTGTTCGGCCGGTTGCTGACGACCAATTTCAACGGCAACAACACGACGATCACCCTGATGTACAAGCAGGAGCCGGGCATCGTGCCGGAGACCCTGTCGAGCAGCCAGGCCAACGTGTTGCAGGACAAGCGGGGCAATGTGTTCGTCGAGTACGACAACGACACGGCCATCGTGCAGTACGGCGTGACGCCGAGCGGCATCTACATCGACTCGGTCTACAACTCGATCTGGTTCCGTAACCGCGTCCAGACCGATGTGTACAACCTGCTGTACCAGAGCCAGACGAAGGTACCGCAGACCGACGCCGGCAATGCGCTGATCGCCACGACGATCGAAGCGGCCTGCGCGGCCGCTGTGAACAACGGCTATCTGGCACCGGGCGT